ATGCCAGTCAGCGCCAGCCTGATTCGCCGCGCCGAAAAACTTCGCGAAGAGCTGCGCCGCCACGAATATTTGTATTACGTGATTGATCAGCCGGAAATCTCAGACGGAAAATTCGACAAGCTGATGAACGAGCTGAAGGCGCTGGAGGGAGCAAATCCCCAGTTGCAATCGGCCGAATCACCGACGCAGCGGGTGGGCGGCACGCCGCGCGAAGGTTTTGCCACTTGGAAGCATCAGCGGCCCATGCGCAGCCTCGACAACGTATATTCGGCGGAGGAGTTGCGCGATTTCGACCGGCGGGTCCGCGAAATCACCGGACGGGAAAAGATGGCCTACGTCGCCGACCATAAATTCGATGGGCTGAGCCTTTCGCTGCTGTATGAAAACGGCAAGCTGGCCCACGGCGTCACGCGAGGCGATGGGCTGACCGGCGAGGACGTTACCGCGAACGTACGTACGATTCGCTCGATTCCGCTGGTGATCGCGCCCCCCGCGCTCAAGAAAGCAGAAATCGCGGGAGATTTCGAAGTGCGCGGCGAAGTGATCATGACGCGCAAGGCGTTCGACGAAATGAACGCGCGGCAGCAGGAGGCCGGCGCGAAGATTTTCGCGAATCCGCGAAACGCAGCGGCGGGATCGGTGCGCGTGCTGGATACTTCGGTCACCGCGTCACGCAAGCTGCATTTTTACGCCTACTATCTGGCCGCGACGGGCGCGGGTGTGCCGACAAAATATTCGCAGACGCTGACATTGCTGGGCGCGCTGGGATTTCGCACGTGCGGCGAAGCGAAACTTTGCGCGTCCATTGAGGAAGTGGCGGAATATTGCGCGGAATGGGAGAGCCGCCGCGCGAAGCTGCCCTATGAAGTGGATGGAATCGTGGTGAAAGTGGAAGACCTGCCGCTGTGGGAGGAGTTGGGTTACACGGCCAAGGCGCCGCGCTGGGCTACTGCATACAAATATGCTGCGCAGCAGGGGACTACGGTGGTGCGCGCACTGAATGTGAGCGTGGGGCGGACGGGTGTGCTCACTCCGTGGGCGTTGATGGATCCGGTGCAGATTGGCGGCGTGACGGTGACGCGCTCGACGCTGCACAACATGGATGAAGTGGGCCGGCTGAATATCCACGAAGGCGACACCATCCTGGTGGAACGCGCCGGCGAAGTGATTCCGCACGTCCTCGAAGTGATCAAGCATGGCGCGGAGGAAAAGCCCTTCGTCATGCCAAAGAATTGTCCGCAATGCGGCAGCCACATTCACAAGGCGGAAGATGAGGTGGCCTATCGCTGCGTGAACGCGGCGTGCCCGGCAAAGCGCAAGGAGCAGCTTATTCACTTTGCGGGACGCCACGCCATGAATATTGACGGGCTGGGCGAAAAATTGGTGGAGCAGCTTGTGGAGAAGGGAATCGTTCGCGACTTTGCCGATTTGTACGCGCTGGACATGGAGACGCTTTCGGGACTGGAGCGCATGGCGGAGAAATCCGCGCAGAATTTGCTGGATGAAATTGCCGCGAGCCGGAAAGCGGGTCTGGCGCGGCTGATTTATGCGCTGGGGATTCGGTTTATCGGCGAACGTACTGGGCAATTGCTGGCCGGGCATTTGGGCTCGATGGACGCGCTGGAAAAAGCCAGCGAAGAGCAACTGTTGGAAGTGAATGAGATCGGCCCCAAGGTCGCCGCCGCAATTGTCGAATTCTTTTCCGAGGCGGCCAACCGCAAGGTAATCGAGAAACTGCGCAAGGCGGGGGTTAAACTGCGCGAAGAGCGGGTGGCCCGCGCAAGCGCGCGGTTCGAAGGGCAGACGTTTGTTTTTACGGGCACGCTCGGGAAGTACAGCCGCGAAGGGGCGGGCGCGCTGGTCGTTTCCCATGGCGGCAAAGTGGGAAACTCGGTGAGCAAGAAGACGACGTATGTGGTGGTGGGCGCGGATCCGGGATCGAAGGCTGACAAGGCGCGCGCGCTTGGGGTTCACATCCTCAGCGAACCCGAATTCTCCAAGCTGCTAGGCCAATAACCCACCACGCATGCAGCAGGCTCTACAATCTCGCGCGGAGAAAATCCAGAATGATGTAGCCGATGAGCGCGGCAACGAGAGCGATGGCAAAGTTAAACTCCGTGAAAATATCTTTCAGGGCCCAATCGAGGCCCTTCACGCGCCCCAGGCCGGAGTGCTCGAATTCGCCCATCAAGAGATTGGAATAAAAGAGGAAGACGATAAAGCCCGCCTCGATTAGGCCTCTCCGGACATTTAGCTTCATCCTCGCACGTTACCGCTGTTTCCCCGCCGATGGCAATAGGGGATGAATAATCGAAAGGGACTCCGAGTCCTTGCAGGGCAAGGCAAATGCAGATTCTTCGCCCCGGCCAAATGCGCCGGGACTCGGCAATGCCAACGCGCTGTAAATGGGCTCTGGGAGAAGGCGCGGGCGGGGCGCTCCGAGAAGAATGCCGCCCGCAAGCGGTGGCGCTACAGGGCGCGATTATTCGGTGTGCTGCCCAGGCGGCACACAGCGTATAATTGTTGAGCGGGCGGAACGGATGATCGCGCATTCGCCGGACGCGGACGCGGCTTTGGCCGCGGGCAGCGACTCGGGGATGGGAGGAAAGTCCGGACTCCACAGGACAGCGCGCCTGGTAACGCCAGGGGGCAGAGCGGGCAGATGGTTTGCGCGCCGAGCTACGGAAAGTGCCACAGAAAATAAACCGCCGGCGGCCATTCGCTTCGGTGGCGGACGGGAGGCTAAACCTCACGTCCACGGATCAGGATGGCGGCCGGTAAGGGTGAAACGGCGAGGCAAGAGCTCACCGCCCGAATGGCGACATTCGGGGCACGGCAAACCCCGCGCGGAGCAAGGCCAAATAGGAGGGCCGCAACATTTTTAATGGACTTGTCCGGTCCGAGGACCCTCGGGTAGGCCGCACGAGCCACGCAGCAATGCGCGGCCTAGAGGAATGATCGTCCCGGCGGCTCGCGTTCGCGTAAAAGCGAATGCGGGACGCTGGACAGAATCCGGCTTACAGTTCTGCCCGCACTTATCTCTTTTGTTTTCAGTTAGCGAGCTTCGCATCACGCGTCCTGTGTGCAAAAACTGTGCTAACTCCGGCGACCATTTCGAGGCCGCCGTCGCTCTCCATGAATTTCCTCGCCCGCTCGCGCAGCTCCCGGACGAACGGCGCGTAGTGCGTTTCAACTGTCGCAATGGTATCGCCTAACAGCTTCGCCACGTCGTAGGGGCTTGCACCCTTTAGCAGCATGTCCACCGCGAACGTATCCCGGAACCGGTGGGGCCGGGCGCTAGGAACGCCGGCGCGCTGGCCCAGCGCCAACATCCGGTGGTAGAGCCGCGGCCTGGTGAGAATCTTTCCGGTCCCTGGATTGAGGAGAATCCGATCCTCCCCCTCGGGATGGCGTTTTCCATATTCGGCCTCCAGCGCAAAGAGCAACTCGGAATGAATCGGCACGATCACGCGCTTCAGGCGCTTTTGCGTCACCCGGTTAATCTCGCGTCCGTCCCAATCGATTTCACGCCAGCGCAAGGAAACGGCATCGGAGCCACGCAAGCCGGTATGACGGAGCAGTAGCAGCAGCAGACGATCCGGCCCGGCAACCGAGCGCAGTTTTTCAAGCTCCACCGATGAGAATGGCTGAGCACCAGTTTCAGGGTTATGGCCAGGTTGCCCGTCAAGCCGGACGGGGTTTTTGGGCGCCAGTTCACACTCAACCGCATGTGCAAAGACGCGGTGAAGAATAGCCACGTCAAGCGCAAGGCCACCCCCGCCCCGGGAACTCTTGCGCTTCAAAATCTGTTGCATCCTCCAAACTTTGAACTTTTCGATCAGAGGCTTCGTGATCTCGGCGAGTACCGACACGCTGCTTTCAGCGAGGAATTGCGCGAACGTGCTAAACGTCTGCTGGTACCGCAGCCAAGTGGTGCTACGCAATTTTCCGATAGCGATCCGCTGCGAGCACTCGGTTTCGAAGGAGCGAAACAGATCTTGCCAGGCGGCCGCCGGCGCCGTTGCGGGCCTTTCGGTGTACCCAGCAATGCTCGACAGTTTGGCGAACGCCGCCCTTGGGAGCAGCCGTTGCAGCTCTGGCCAGAAATCGGAGGCACTCCCCTCACGTTCGGCGGACTGAATTCGCCGCTTCACCTGCTCCGCATGAGCACCGTCGCGAGTGCCGAGCGATAGCCGCACATGCACGCCGAGGAATTTCCCTTCCAAGCGATACACGCGCCTGCGCTGTTTTACGCTCAGCATTTACCGCAGCACCTTCATGTGAGCACTCTCAATTCTGCGTACGGTGTCCCTCGCAATTAATTTTTGACCCCGGCAGCCCGGCGCGGCGAAGTCTATCACCTTCTGGCCCCGAAGCCTGTTGTAAACCGACGCCCTCGAACAGCGCCACCGTCCTGCGAGATCAGCGATGCTGAAATATGCGGGCTCGGCGCGCGGGATTGGGAGCACCCGGATTTCTTCGAGTTGGACCGCTGGCGCCATGTCTTAGCTAATTCGCCAAACCCTTTGACAGATCCGGCCAGGTTCGCGGCGTGGAGACTTCAATCAGTTTCACAGCCATGGCGTTCACCTCGCAGACGGACAGTGTTCCCGCGATTTCATCGGCGGTTACGTCGGGATGCGCTCTCTGAATCGAGCAATGGACAAGCCGTGAGACTTCAGAAAATAATTCCTTCAGACCCGCGGAGTCTATTTGCCCCGCGAGGGCGCGCTGCCGAAATCCCTGATAGAGATCCGCTAGGCTGCAGAATTCCGTTACGGTGAGCGATGTGAGCGTGTATGACTTGCCGTTGATTTCAACCTGCATTGTTCCCATCCCTCCGCGCTGTTTCAAAATCACATGATTCTGAACGGCTGAAACCGGCCATCTCCGGCCCCGCCCTTTCAATGACTTGCGGCTCTGCCGCCAGCAGGGTTTTTGAACGGATCACGCCGCTTGCCTCATAGCTTCGTCAGTTCCACCGGTCAACTGAGACACGTGCGCTTCACCCGCTCCCGCCTCAGAGAACAGGAATCGCTGCCAGGACAGCGGAATCTTGTCCTCGGCGCACATCACGAATTCAGTGAGCAATCTCAAACTCCGAAGGCGGCGCTCCGCATCGTCCAAGGTTAGCGAGGGCCAGTCTGTATGCCATCTCTGCGCCTGCGTGATCGTCAGTTCTTTCATGCGTTGGTCACCTCAGAGAACGCCATGCACGGCCCGGCGAATGCGAGTTTGATTCGTTCGCATGGTCCGTTACGCTGCTTGGCCACCTCCAGGAATTTTTCTTTCCGTCCGGAGTCGGCGAGCTTTTCATCGTCGTACAGGAACAGGATTACGTCGCTGTCCTGCTCGATCTGGCCGGACTCGCGCAAATGGTGAAGCTGCGGCCGTTCACACGCTGCCAGGCGATTAAGCTGGGAAACGGAAATCAGCGTCCCACCGGAAATCTGGCCGAGTTCGGACGCCGCGGCTTTCAGCTCCATTGAGATTTTCGTGACCTGAGCTGTTCGGTTCTCGCCGTCCGCACGGAGAAGTTGCATGTAATCCACGATGGCCAAGCGAATCTTTTCCCGCTGCGCGAGCGAGCGCAACCGCCAACGAAGTTCCGCAGCTTTCACAACCGGCCGCGCGTCAATCCAGATCGGGAGTTGGCTGATGCGTCCGAGTGCCGGAGTCAGCGAAGACCATCCGGCATCCGTGAGCTTTCCCGATTGCAACGCTTGGAAATCCACTCGGCCTTCGAGACAGGCCAGGCGTAGGAAAACGAGTTGTTTCGACATTTCGAGGGAATAGATCGCCACTGCATTCCCGGACTTTGCTTGCCTCAATGCGAATTCAGTGGCCAGCGCGCTTTTGCCAGCCGAAGGCCGCGCTCCCAGCGTTACCAGTTCACCCGGTACGAATCCGGGAAGGATGCCATCCAGAGCGGGGAATCCGGTAGGAGTGCCAAACATAGCCCCACTGCCATCGCCGAGCCGCTCAAGTGTCGGGCCAACGTCTCTGTAAACCGCTGAGATGTGCTCTGCGCCACGGCCAGCGGAGATATACCCCTCTCGGATCGCATCAACACCCGCGGCTAAGTCCTCTACGAGGGCTGTGTTTGAGACAGTCGCATCGCTCGATCGCTGCGCCGCGTTCTCGACGAGGTTCGTTATCGCGCGCCGCTCAGAGAGTTTTTTTACAAGACCGACCGGCCCTGCAACCGACGCTCCGGAGTGCATTTCGTCCGACAGCCCGGAAATAAAGATCGCTCCACCCGACATTCGGATTTCTTCGTCGCCGGCCAGCGTTTCGGCGACTTCCCACGGCCCGATCTCGCGCCCCTGCGATTCGAGATCCAAGATTGCCTGGAAGACCTTCCGGTGAGTGCTGTGAAAGAAGTCGGCTGGCGTGAGGGCTTCAGCAGCGGCGCCGAGGGATGCCTTGCTGAGCAGGCAGAGCCCCAGCACTTCACGCTCTGCGGCGGCGTCCTGGGCTGTGACCGGAAGTTCGGCAGATTGGCTCATCGTGTGACCCCCAGGCGCGCCGCGTCGGCGTCCGACAGGCGCGCGGAATGGTTGGTCCGCTGCGGTGTGGCGATAGGCGCAGTACCCCGACTTTGCGTCTTGTGCAGAGGGCCGCTTTGGTAACTCGCCTGGTGCGTTACGAAGTCCCTGAGGCGGAAGCCCCGGCGTAGCGGAAAGGTCTCGGTGGAGTTGAGGGCGTTGCCGAGAGTGCGCTGGATCGCCCCCAGGGACATCTTTTCCGGGGAGGCGGTTCGCAGCCAGTCCTTGAGCGCCCGGAAATCCGTGGGGCTCGGGGTCGGCTCGACTCCGCCGGCGCGCATGCCTTTGAAGTAGAAATCTACGACTGGTTGAAACCGGGGATCAGAGACCGCCTTTCCAGGTCTCTGTGTCTTCGCTGCTTCTTTCTTTATGGTTCTTAAGGATTCGGGTGAACCGTGTTCACCCCTTTTGGTCTCCAGGTTCACCCCTGAACCGTGTTCACCCCGAACCCTGTTCACCCCTCCGGCAGGAAAAATGTGGTACTCGTTCATGCCCTTTGGCTGACGACCGACGCGTTTCAGGAAACCGGCCCGCTCAAGGCGGCGGATGATCTTTTGAACCCCCCGGGGAGTCGTTGAGCTTTTGATCCCTACCCGGCTGATCGATGGCCAGCACTTTGAGCCATCGTCCTGGGCATGATCCGCCATCGCCAGCAGCACGAGCTTCTCGGGCGCGGGAATATCAAGATCGAAGATCGCGCCCATGAGTTTCAGGCTCACGGCTGCACCCCGGCGAATAGCGGCATCGCCTCCGCGTGAAGCACGCGCGCCCGCTCGCCATACGATGACAAACCCGGGGGATGTGGCGGCCCACCTGGTACACGCCTGTTAGCAGGGGGAGGGTGTGGCGACTCCGCAAGCAGAACGAACCGAAATATCGTCTCCGATTCCCTGCGCGTCTCGACGTTGAAGCCCTGCCGGCGCAACTCGAATACCCTGGCGCCGAATCGCATGATGCCGAGGGCGTTTAGCTCGACGTTCGTCACGCCAGCCGTCCCGCGCTGGCGCAAGAGCGCGAGAATGCGGTCGCGTTGCGCAGGCGTTTTGCTGTGCGGTCCCAGAGACATTAGCGGCGGGACCTCGGGGCTGCGCCGAGGCTGCTGAGGCCTATCACGGTTCGGATGAGGTTTGCTGCGCTGCGCCAGTCCAAGTGGCAGCCGTGACGCGCACGGCGCCACAGCAGTTGAGCTTGCCCAATGAAAAGGGTCAGCCTGTCTCGGAAGGAAAGGCTACTTGCAATTGGAAATGACGGTGCTAGAATGCTCATGCGGTAATCTCCTCGCCCGGCGGCATCGATTATGACGGGCTGAAATTCACGCGGAGCCTGGGCGCCAACCCGACTCCGCGTTTTTTATTTTCTGCTTCTGATTCCAGTCCTACGCCGTTGTTCCCGCTCCAGATGTTTCGACCGCAGCCTGCTGGGGAGCAAAGAGGATGCCCTGGATGCGAGCGTTCCGCCGCCTGATCGCCGCTATCAGGACCCGCTCGATCTTGCTCAGTTCTACTGGGCTGAGTTGAAGCTCGCCGGTTTCGGCCAAGCTGATCTTGGCGCGATGGATTCCGCTCCGCGCCGCTAGGCGCGTCTGATTCCAGCCGGCCAGGTCTCGCAGTTCCTTGATTTTCTTCATGCTGTTTTTCCCTCCGCTGGAGATGACATCCGTTTGCAGCGCGCGTGCCGGCTCCGAATTTGAATATCCGAAAGCATGGCCCTCGCCCAAGGCTGATTTTCGTTTAGGGCAACCGTGAGCGTTTCCCCAACCGTGCACGACAGCCCCCGTGTTCGCGTCTGAACCCCCCGCGCGCGCATTAATTCACGGCGCTTGCGTTGGTAACCTCTGCTCATTTAGATACTCCTCCAGAAAACGAATCGGCCACACCGTGTTGCTATTGCACCCTCGGCGTGTCGGGCTGTCGGCGACATTCTTGTCGTCGTGTGAGCTATATTCCCGCATGGCAAATTGAATGTCGAAACTGTCGCATAACTAGGGGGCCAACGAGGGGGTAATTAGTGCTGCACTAGCGGGCGGACAATATCGTTCGTATCCTGCGGGCCGAAAAAATCTCGGGCCGTCCAATCGCGCGGTGTACGGCTGTAACCAGCACGCCGACCGTAGGATAAAGGTGGGAGGGCAACTTAAGTTCCTTGCGTAGCTCAACCCAGAATAGGTGGATCATCTCATCGCGGGTTTGGTGGCCAGGTCTGCCCGGCAGGGGCTTCATCAGAGCAGACATTTCCTGCAATGCTTTTGCGTAAGACCGCAGCAAGGGAGGAAATTTCCCCACGTTTTTGGCAAGTGACTCTCGCTCTGCCGGGGTGCCGACCATCATTATGTCTAGCTGCGCTCTCAACGCTTCACCCTTCGCAAAATGCGGCAGTTCTAAGGTAGTGGCAATTGCTATCAGTGAATCGGCGAGCCTCTGGTAGTGCATAGCGCTGTCAGCGACCTTCTTCGTAGGCCCGTCCGGTATCATGATGCCAATACCAAACAGTCCAGAACGAAGCAAAGAGCTACTACCGAAATATACTTCCAATCTGTACGCCAGATCGCGGACGCTTCGGTGAAGGGTTTCGTGGAGCGTTTGCTTGTTTGCGGTGCGCCGGAGCAATGTCTGGAGCGCCCGCTGGCCGGCAGTGGATGAAAGCACCTGTGCGGCTATCTGCGAGAATCGGCCTTGGATGCCCCCCAGACCTGGAGCCGCCCCCGGTTTCTTGCCCTTCGTTTTCACGGTGGAAGCATAACATATTTCACTTGACACGTGAACAGCCATTGTGGGATAATCCTGTTTGTGAGTCCAAGGGCACACGGCACAGGGCAGGCAGCGAAGGCAGCGGGAATCTCCCGCGCAACGCTGCAAGAGTGGATTCGACGTGGCAACATCTCGGTTCCGCAAATGCAGATCGCCGATGGGAAAGCCGTGAGAGTCTGGACCGCACAAGATGTGGAAGAGCTGAAGAAGTACAAGCTAAAAAACTACCGCAAAGGCAGCGGCCGCAAGCCGAAACCAAAGCGATAGCAAAACAAAAGCGGGCCACGGTGTCGCGATCAACGACCCCGCAGCCCTAACCGAAAGTGCACGGAGGTGCACCAATGGCTACAACGCAAGTTATCCCGTCCGCAGTTTCTTGGCAACCCCCAGCAGTCGTTGTCCCGTTCCGCGTTCCCACAGCGGAGCCAATCCCAGAGCGGATTTCTCAGGTCCAGCTTGAGGAATTCATCCTGCTGCGCCGTCAGTCTCGCGAAGCCGCGGAGAAGTTTGCCGCGGCTGAAGCGAGCATCCGCGAGCAGCTTGACGCCGGCGCGGAGATCGAGCAGGGCATTCGCCTGGCCACGCTGAAAGAGGCCATGCGCCGCAACGTCGCTTGGAAGGACGTTGTGATCCGTCTCGCCGAACGCTTGAAACTGGACGGTGAGGCGTATTGCGCGAACGTCCTGAAGCACACCAAGCCCACAAGCACGTTTTCCGTCGTCGTCGAGTAAGCCCGAAATAGCGGGGCGGGGTCCGTACGAACCGCCTCACTGTCTGCCGCACCATGCGGCCTTGCTCGCGGCACCGATGAGGAAGGGCGAGGCCAGGAGAAAAAGCTATGAAAAAACGGAGCAAGACCACGAATAACCGAAAGGCGACTGACACCAAATCCCCAGTTGCGGCAGCCAAGAACGGAAAACGGCTGTCGCGTGTGTGCGCCGCCCTTTCGCTCATCGGCGAAACAGTGGACCAGATCACAGACACCGGCAACAGCGAACTTCCGGGAATGGCTGCCACCGGGTTCGCAGAAGTCACGCGCTGGGCAGCCCGTGAAGTCGCAACGCTCGGAAGAATCCAGGGAATCGCCGGATGACCATGCGCGCCGGACATCTGCGGGTTTCTCTTAGAGTCCGCAGAATCCAGCGCCACAAGGGAGAAAACAGACATGAAAACCCAAAGCTCCAAGAAACACATAAAGCGCACGGGCGATGATCCGCAGATTCCCCGTAGCCGGGCAGAGGCATTGCTCCGCTACTACAAATCAGGCGGCCAGTCGTCTGAGGTCGAGGACCGCATCCGCAAGGATGGAAACGTTGAGGTTTGGAACGGCAACGAGCACCTTGCTCCGACGAATGGCGGATCAGACCTCATGATTCCATTCCGCGCGGTCTACACGTTCGGTAAGCCGCGGCTCCGCCGTGAGGGTGAATTCTGAACCCATGCGCGCCGCCATCTATGCCCGCGTCTCTACCACCAACGGCCAGCAATCGCCGGAAATGCAATTGCTGGAACTGCGGGAATTTGTCACGAGACGCGGGTGGACGGTGGCCGGGGAGTACGTGGACCGCGCCAGCGGAGCCAAAGACAACCGCCCCGCGCTGGCGCAAATGATGGCCGATGCCGCTCAGCGCAAGGTGGACGTGATTCTCGTATGGAAGTTGGATCGGTTCGGGCGTTCGCTACGCCATCTGGTGAACGCCCTGGCCGAACTCGAATCCCGCGGCGTGGCGTTCGTTTCTTTGCATGACAATCTCGATCTCGGCACGCCGGCCGGGCGCCTGATGTTCCAGATCATCGCCGCCATGGCCGAATTCGAGCGCAGCTTGATTCAGGAGCGAGTTAAAGCCGGGCTCAGGAACGCCAGGGCCAAGGGCAAGCGCCTGGGGCGTCCGCGAAAACGGCTGGACGGCGGCGCAATTGCAAGGCTGCGCGGCGAGGGTAACACGTGGGATCAGATTGCCGGGAGAATCGGCGTAGGACGCTCCACGCTCGTGCGTTTGGGGTACAAGGGCAGGGAGGGGGCGGAAATTAGCCCATAACGACCCGCAGGGGATTTTGGCACAAGGTTTGAGAGGGGGTTGTGGTGTAGATTACAGGCGCCGGGTTTCAACCCGGCCCGAGGAGACATCAATGAAGCCCGAAGGGGAAATCTCTACGGAAGCGGAGGTCGAGCAATTGCTGTCGCGAGTGACGGCGCGCAGCGCCCAAGCCCCACGGATGGCATATTCCCGCAAAGAAGCGGCGGTACAGCTGTCGGTATCGAAGCGCACCATTGACCGCCTGATCGCCGCGCGCAAGATCCGCGTCCGCAAACTGTGGGGCCGCACAATCATCCCCGCCGCAGAACTGGCAAAGCTTCTCAGACAGGATACTTACTTCACCGCGGCGCGCCGGACGCGCGCAAGCCTGAAATCCATTGACGCTGAAACGGCATAGCATGTAGCCTTGCGCGAAGCCGGAAGGGAGGAAACGATGAAACGAGCTTTTGTGTTTGCGCTTTGTGCGCCGATGCTTGCCATCGCCATCTGCGCCGGACCGCTGGGCGCCCAAGCGCCCACGTGGGTGCGTTCAGAAAAGGTCGATGCCCTGCGCAACTCCTCATATACGCAGTTCGAACTGCTCGGCAAGTTCCTGGTGGCTCCGCGCAGCAGCTCGCGAGCGCAGCCGGTCATCGTCGTACAATGCCAAGCTGGCCATCACCGAAAAACCAACGGAGGGTTCATCTCTGGATGGATAGACACGGGAGCCGTGCTGGATTCGCAGACTGGCCATAACGGCGGATCATATTTGCCCGTGGAATTCCGCCTCGACAGCGGGAAGCTCCAATCCGAAAACTGGGGCATAAGTACCGATTTTTCTTCAATTGAGATGGCGCAGATATTTTGCTGGGACTGCAACCTCGCCAACCTGCTATATGGCCACACCATGTGGCACAAGCCCGGAACAAGCGATCAAATTCACAAGGTGATTATCGGTGTCGCGGAACATTTAGGCTCTGAAATTCAGATGCAATTCGACATGCCGGACCCCACCGAGGTTGCCGACGTTTGCGGAATATTGCGGCGTGACTAAGAGGCGTGTTCATAAAAGGGCGCAGGGAACAGGCAACCTCTTCAAGCGGCTGAATCCGCGGACACTGTTGACGGCGATGCACCCTTCCCGCCGAAACAACCCTCCAGCTCCTCTCGAAGCGCTCGGTCCAGTTCCTCGTCGCTCATGTTGCGAAACTCGGCTTGAAGCGGGATGCCGTCAGGCCCGCTGATCTCTTCCTTGTTCGGCACCTTGCCGTCCATCCGCTCGAAGATTTCCTTCGCCGCGGCATCGCTGCCCGAGATCGCGCGCTGAATGAAGGCGTCGATCAGCACACGAGCCTGATTGCGCTTTTCGGGATCGTTGGGCACCTTCGCGGCCAGAGCTTTTTCCAGCATCCGGGTCAGCTTCCTCGGGCGGCCTTTGGGGTTGCCCGACTGCCCCGGCTTGAACCTGTACGGCGCGCCAAGCCTGACCAGTGCGTGTTCTCCTGCTTCGCTCCTGCTAGCAGGAGGGGATTGCGGCTTTGTGTCACTCATCTTCGTCCTCCAATTCGGCTTCAGCGGGAAGCTCTCCCGTTTGGCCGAGGTGCTCTTTGCCCAACTTGACCAGCATCTCCACCTTTTCCGGCGAATCGGACATTGCGATGTCGAACTGCCGCTTGCGCTCTGCGACGCTCAGCAGCGCCTTTCGGTCCTCCGGACTGGCGGCCATGCGGCGCCGTATTGTGACCGGCGAGCACTTGAGCAACGCCGCGAGCGTTCGGATGGCCGGATCAGATTCGGCGTTGGTAGATTTTCGTTTCTGACGCACGCTTTTTCTCTTGTTGATCTTCATTCGCCGAATTATATAACACGTCAACCGCTTCTTCCGATCAAGTTGCGGCTCCGTAAGTGCTTCAGTGCGGCCTTGCCTACGGCATCAGCGTGCTTCGAAAGCACGTCTTCCATGCCGCGCGCGTCAATCGCGGAGACGCTGCCGTAGTGGACGTGAACGTGAACCGGGCCGTTGGCACCTCCGCCATCATCCGCCAGTTGCCGGATGATGTTCGCTTCCGGCCTCGGCAACACCATTTCTTCGAAGTGAAGCCGAGCCATGGTGTCATCTGCTGGGACGCTTCCCCAACCTCCTTCCGCCGATGCAACCGAGAGGCCCATAACGGTCGCGAAAACGGCTGGAGCAACTACCAGGTTCAAGGGAAACGGCACGTCGGCATATGCATGAGCCGCGGCAGTGTAGGCACTCTTGGTGATCGACTTCAGCGAATGCGCTGCTTCTGCTGCATCGGTTATCTTCATCCCGGCGAGCATTTCAATTTGCGTTTTGACCCACGCCTCCAGCATCTTCACAAACCCTTGGGCCATCGAAATAACCATGTTGCTGCCGAGGCGTGCGAACGACTGCTGCATTGTCTCGGTGCCACGGATCATGCCGCTGACTGACTGGTTCAGGTCGCTGTTGATCGTCGACCACATCTTTTTCCAGTTGGCGGCGATTGCATCGTTGGTTTGTGTGTCGAGCTGCTCGCGCCTCTTGTTGAACTGCTGATCTAACGTCTCCTCCTGGGTCAGCATGTTCTTGTAGCTGTCTGTGCCCTGCTGGCCGTGCGCTTTCATGTCGGCAAGGGCTTTATCGAGCACGACTTTCTGACTTGCGTACCAGTCGTTGAGGGCCGCAAGCTGCGCGCTCCGCCAGTCCTGAATGCTGGAGAGATCGACAGCCGCCCCGCCGCCGGGCCCGCCGCGTTTTCCTGAATGTTTGCCAGGCCTCTCAGAGCTAGCCTGATCGGCTGCCAGCGTCGCGTCGGCCAATTCCTTGGTTTGGCGGACCTGATCCTCCAAGCTCTTGAAGTGCTTCTCGTCGGCCGTTTGCTGAAGGGCAGTGCCCCGCTCCAGTGCGCTTGCGAATTTCACCAGATATTCGTTATCGAGTTCGGACTCCGCGTTCTTCAGCCGGCGGTATTCATCCGACTGCGCGCCGAATTTCTGGCGGGCATCATCGAGAGCTTGTGCCAGCACGGCTTTCTGCTGGTTGTACCAGGTAAGCAGCGCGGCCATCTGCTGCGATTCCCACTGCGCCGGCGAGGACTGACCGCTGTGAACTTGGCTGTCGGCATTCTTGTCCGCGATTTCAAGCTGAGCGTTCGCGGCCTGCTGTGCCGCACGCACGCTTTCATTGAGTTGTTCTTTCTGATCGCTGAGGGCTTGCTTTGCCGCTTCCGCGCCGGCTCGTGTCCGCACCTGGATGATCTCCGCGAGCTTCGAATAGATGCCTTCGAGTTCGCGACTGTTCGGCTTCGCTGTTTCGAGAAGGCCCTGCCAATACTGCTGCTCGTCTTCCAGCGATTTCTCATGCCCTACGCCTTGCGCGACTATGAGTTGATTCCACCCTTCCTGCCATTGCTCCACGCGATCTTTGGCCTTTTCGTTACCGGCTTCTTTCGGCGGCGCCTTTGACGGTTTGCCGATGCCGGACAATACCGCCTGTTGATTCTTTAGCTTCTCCGTCGTCGCATCGGTGGCGGAGCCCAAAATCTTCATCGCCCCCACTGGTCCGCTGACGGCATCGGCAAACAAACGGAAACCAGCAATCGATTCATGGACAATGAAATTCAGTCCCTTCATTGTCTCGGCCAATGCTTTGAGTGCCGGAAGTGCCGCCTCTTTGAATGTGTTGGTGAGGTCGGCCCATGCTTTCTCAACATCCCTGGCCGATTGCACGTTATCGCCTTCAGCAACCGCCAGATCGGCGTTGGCGAGCATATTATCTTTCAGACTTCCCTTCATATCCTGAAGGACGGGGATCAGCTTCGTTGCCTCCCCGCCAAGCAAGCGCAGTGCGATTGTCGCGGTCTCGCCATTGCCCTTGTTCTTTTGCAGGGAGTCGGTGATTTGATCGAGCAGGACGATAGCGTTCGGTACTTTTCCATTCCAAGAGTCGACACTGATACCGAACTGGGAGAACTCCCGCGCTGCTTCCTTGCCGCCAATCGCGGCCTTGTCGGCCTGCTTTTCCAAGTGATCGAGAATTCCATTCAACTGATCGATGTCAACGCCAGCGGGCTCAACGGCGGCGGCAAGCGCGCCCATCGCCGTAGCGGTATTGCCGGTCGCGCGGGCCACATCATCGAGCTTGATTTCAAACTGAGTGAGGTCTTTGACGAAGGTGCTGAGGGCCATTGCGGCAATGGCGGCGCCGAATAGCGCAATATTCGAGGACATCTCGCGCGCCACAACGCGCACACCGGAGCCGGTGAGCACGAATCCGCTACGAAGCCGGGCCACGGACTGCGTTGCCCTGTCCGTCTCCGCGCTAACCGCCCGCATCCCCAGGCCAGCGGTTGCGAGCGCTGCGCCAGCTTCCTCAGAAGAAAAACCAAGCCCCTTCATTGCCAGCGCGGCATCATCGGCAGACAACCCCTGAGCCTTCAGCGACTGCGCCATCTGATCAGCGCTGGACTTCACCGCAGCGCCCGCCGAGGCAAAGCTCGCCTTCATAGAGTCAGCGGTAGCCGCGACCTGAGCTTTGGCCTCCGCCATGCCCGCATCGAGCGCGCCGGTATCAACTCGAATTCCAATCCTCAGTTCGTTGTCAGCCAT